CAACAAAAAATAAAGTTTCTTCTGCAATGTTTTTATTCTCATATATAAATTCACCGAACAATACTGTCCACACTATTGATAAAAAATACCCAATAAAAGGGCAACAAATGTATATGATGTAATTCACTTTTTCTTTTCATCAATCTTTCTTTTTAAATCTGTATATCCACCAATACCAATACCATTGTAGAATATTTGTGGAAATGTCTTGAATGGTTTTATATTATAAAGTTCTTCTATTGTAAAGTCTTTGTCTAAAGTTCTATATGTATAATTGATTTTATTTTCTTCACATAATTTTTTAGAAAGAGTACAGTATCCACAGCCCTCTTTTCCGTAAATTAATACAGTAATATCTGAAAACATAATAATTCCTTATTCGAAAATGGTTGTTGTATCTGCCGTTCTTTTTTGGACTTTTCTTCTTTTCTTTATTTCGAAATCGTCAATAAAGTTTGACACTTTTTCCTGTGTCCACTCATTATATTTTATTTCTGCACCAAGATTTCCATAGCTCTCTGAACCCCATGTCAATCCTTTATGTGTTTGAGAAATTGAAGCTCCTTGATTTATATTAACTTGGTCTGTCATTTTATATTTTGTGTATAATTGTTTCTTTTCTTTTTCAATTCTACGGAGGAAAGCATAGTATATAATCTGTGTAAAATATGCAAATGGATTATGTGATTTTTCTGGATTAAAATTATCAATGTATTGTAAAGAGTTTTCTATACCATCACTTATCATTTCTTCTTTAAAGGTATAGTTTGTAAAGTTTGGTTTGTGAGAAAGATGCGTTGCAATCTTCATAATACAACTTCCAATATATGTTGAAGGTTGTGGTCTTGGTTTGTCTTTACTCTTTGCATACAAAACTTTTTCTTTAAAATCAACAAGTGCTTCAAAAAACATTTTATTGTTGACATAATGTTCTGATTTTTTACGGGCCATTTAATGAACTTTCATCTGTGTATTAGCTATTTTTTGTATCATTGCTTCGTAGATTTGTGCAGACTTCTCGTCTGCAAATCGAACTCCTTCCTCTTGTGAAAGGTCATATTCTTCTTGTAATTCCCAATCCTCATTTTGTTCTTCTGTGTATTTGTAACGAGCTGGTTCTTCATCATACATTTCTTGAGAGTTTATATAACCCTCTATCATAATTTTAATTGGTTTCTCTGCAACAATAATATTTCTTCTGTGAATGTTAAAGACTTCACTATCACTAAAAGGCATCCAAGGCATAAGTCCATGTCCCCTTCTTCCTCCTGTCATATACCTTATTTCAAGAGGTCGATATAATCGAACTGTATCAGGGTCACTTATGTCAGCATAAGATACAACTGTATCTCCACTTGTAAGTTTAAAGACTAATATATCGTAGTTGTATAGTTCTTCTGAATATGTCATGTTACGTTTACCACCGAATATGAAAACTGTTCTTCTTTATAAATCTTAATTCTTTCTGCAAAGTGTCTTAATGTGTAATTTGGTTTCTTATTATATCTTAAATCGTCTGCTAAGTCAAATATTTTTGCGACATTTTTTTTCTTTGTTACTCTTAACGACCTACCAATGCTTTGTAAATTTCGTATGCGTGACTTACTAGGAGAGCCAAAGATAATGTTATGAAGATTGCGAATATTAATGCCAGTACTGAAAACACCGACACTAGCAACAATAATGCAACCCCTATGTACTTCACAAATTGCACGAACCTTTTCCCTACTGTCTGAATCAGTTCCCCCATAGACGAAAAAAATTTTTCTTTTGTCATTCGATTGTTCCTTAATCATATTATAAAGTATTTTACCATGTTTCTCCACATATTGAAAAAGAAGGAGAGTGTTCTCTGTCTGCTGACAGGCTAGATCAGTAATAAACTTATTTCTTTTTTTATTCGATACAATCCAATCAAGTTCGTTTGAGTAATCCATATTAGAAACAAGTTCACACTCCTGATCTGTATAACTAAAAAGAATACATTTAATATTTAGACTTGCAAGTTGTTTTTTATCCATCAATTCTTTAGTAGAAACATTTTTTCTTGCACGGCCAAACAATCCTTCAAGAACAAGTTTGTGAATATCCATACCATCAAGAGTTCCTGTAAATCCAAAACGATACTTACATCTTTCAAGCCTTGTCATAATTGATACAAGAGACTTAGATTTAAAAGTGTGACACTCATCTCCAATCACAACTCCAAACTGTGAGAAAAATTTCTTTGGAAGTTTTACGAGAGATTGCCATGTTGATATCGTAATTCTTTTATCTGTCTGTGGATTTACTCCTGCTTGAACACAATGAATTTCTTCTCCATTTCCACCATAGTCTACAAAGTCTTTGTACATTTGTGCAACAAGAGATATTGTTGGAACTATGATAACAACCTTTTCATCTGTGAACCATTGAGAAAGTGCATAAATCATCAAAGATTTACCACTTCCTGTTGGACTGACCACCACTCCTCTTTTAGAAGAAATGCATTGTACAAACCCTTCAAGCTGATAATCTCTTGGTGTCCTGTCCTTTGGTAGATTCAAATCTTCAAAAAAGTTTTTAACAGTTTCCATTGAATAGATTTGGTACTCAGCTTCTCCATATGAAAATTCATACTTTCTTTCCTGTGCAAATGCACGAACATGAGGAAGAAGTCCAGCATATATTCTACGGCTTGCGACATTGAACAATCGCATCTTTCCATCCCACTTTCTTCTTTTGAAAGCGGGCATGAACTTATGGCCAGGAACTTCATAGGTAAAAAAATCACAAAGTTCTTGTGCGATAGAATTTTGGCAATTTACTTTAATATAAACATCATTTACTTTAGTCACTTCTAACATATTATCTTTCACATCACTCTCACATATTGCAAGGTGTGGATGCAGTTAATTACCCTCCAAAATTTGTTAATCTATGCCAATCAATTGCAGACTTAATCTGAAATCCTCTGTTGTTAATTGCTTTAAGAATATTTTCAAGTATTGTAATCTTTTCTTCTATTGTACTAACCTTACTATTCAATAAAAGCATCTCATCATCACTATTTACATAATCTCCTATATCCCCACGAAGCACAGTCTTTGCCCATGGCTCACGACCAATGTTTTTTAAATCTTCTGGATTGTTTAAATCACCTCGATAGTAATCACTTAGAACATGATACAACTTCTTTTTTTTAATTTGTAAAGAACGGAGTTTCATTCTTTCTTCAGAAAAGATTTCAAGGTATTTTGCATGAAGATTTGGAATACGAGTGCTTTCATATCCCAGCTCTGTATCATCAATATTGCAATCTTCTTTCCAGAGATTTGTTAATTCTTTTAATTCCATAGTCTACAGTATATTCAAAAGGTTTTGAATTGTCAATAGTAATTACGTTTATTTTTTCTATTCAAGTAATTTTTTCAATAGTAAATTTACGATATCTAAAAGATGCTGTTGCCTCAAGATATGCAATCTCGGTCTGCGTTACATCAAATTCAAGAGCTGTCAATGCTACAGGAAATAAGTCAAAGAAAGCAATACGAATGTTTGCATTGTTGTTACTTGTCAATACAACAAGAGAACCATCAGAGTAAATGTTTCCTGCCTTTGTCTGATTTGATTCAGATGCAGTTTTTCTAATTCCACCTGTTCTCGATTGTTGAATATCTTTATACTGACTAAAGTTATCTGGAAATCCAAGTCCAATGAACCAATCATATATTTCCTGATAGTTATTCATATCTTCATCAACTCGAAATCGAATATCAAAAGGTTCAAACGATATCTTTGTGCCTGGAGCAGGAGTATTAAGAAAAGGATTAGCAGTTAATGCTTCCGCCATAACCATATTTGGTAGTGTTGCAGCCTGACAGAAATATTCTATGTTTGGTGTACGAGACAAAATAAATCTAAATCCAAGAGGACTTAGAAAGTTTTTATTCGTTGGTTGATTATCTGTTATTGCCATTGAACACCTTTATGTTTTGTGTGTCTCCTATTTATAAGAGTTATAAACAAAAAAAGGGGAGCCGAAGCTCCCCTGAGTTGTAAATGAATTGTTGTGTTTCTTACATTAAGTTTGTAACGAAACCAATTCTGTAGTATTTGTTGAGTTTTGCGAAAGCAATCGCACCATCAGCAGCTGCAGTAGCAAACGGATTGGCAACAATACCATAACGAGTTTTAAACCCGATTTTTGGTTGGAATGTATTCTCACCAACGGCACGAACCATTTGGAGAGGTACATAAGGACAATAGAATAGACCAGCATCAAATGCAGATGCACCCTTATATCCAACTGTGTAGTATTCGTCACCACTTGCAGTTGAGAAATATGGGTCAACATAAACTTTGATACGACCGTTAAGTGTTCCAGCAAATGTGTTTCCTGTGTCATCAACATTTAAGTCAGATGATAATGCAGGAGCATAGTCAAGAACACCAGCCATATTAAGAGCAGATGCAACATCAGAACCACAGATTAAGATGTTACCTTTTCCTCTACGAGTTGCTTTTGCAATTTCGTTGGCATCTCTGTCAATCTGGAAGATAA